CCACCAACAATAAAATTAATGTTTGCACCATAGGATGCTGTACCGATAACTAAATTTCCTGTGTGTGATAAACTATTTGGACCAGAAACATACAGATAACCATCAAGGGGATACATTGAGGAATAATTAGGATCACTAAATTGTGAATTATTGATACCTAAATCAATATAATTATTGCTGTTTGTTCCAACATCAGAAGTTAATACAACATCAGCAGAACCAGATGAGGTAAAGTTCTGGAAATTTGCTTGTAAGTATGTTACACTATTACCAGAAAACTGTGCGATAGTGTTTGGAAATAGTATTGGATTAGCACCAACATTTAATGGGTTGTTTGAGTATAACCATTGTGCTAAAGTGGTTGCTGTAATTTTACCAGTAACACCCAGGGTAACATCTACAGCAGGGAATAAAGTATTCGCCGTGTTAGGATCTAATGATGTAAATGTGTTTAATTGTGAAATTTTTATAGTAGCCATCTATTACCCCAAGATAAGCGATTTTAGGTCTTCTGTTGTTATTATATAACCGTCTTCTGTGGTTATTTCTGCTATGTATTGTGTTCCAACTGGTCCATATATTCGTACACAACTAGTTGGTCCAAAGGTTCTTTCAACTGCTATAAGTGAATTACTGATTTGTGGTAATAATGTTGAAACATAAATGTTTTGATTTACATAATCAACATGAGTTACTTTACAAATAAATTCTTCCGATAATATGTTATTACCATCTTCAGTCAAGAAAGGTTGACTATTAGAACCTTCAGATACGATATTTTGAACAATGAATTCGTTGAAATATATAGTATCACCGGCATATACAATATCTTCTAATGGATTGGCAGTATTACTGTAGTTACCATTATTAACAATATCAAATGCACCTGTCAATGCTGTAATATTTATAACATTAGAACCTGAGTTTGCTTTAACAAATGCTACGTTACCAAAAGTTAACCAAGTACTATTGTGTAAGGTTATTGTATTAGTTGTATAATTAACCGATTCAATTTCACATCTAACTAATGGACCGTGTGTCGGTGTTATCTCGATGATACTATTACCAGTGCTAGTGATGATATTAGCAAGATTTGCACCATCTATATTAAAGTATACTGTATTGCTACTTTTATTAGTTAAATTTGAAGTCATGAATACTGTGCTATCATAACCAGGAGTGAAATATGATAGTGGTTTTCCTGTAAATAGTGCACTTTGTGGAGTATAATCGAAATTATTCTCCGATTCCATTGCATATCTTCCGAATACTTGAGTTCCAGCTGGATGTAATAAGTTTAATAATATGTCACGATATACTGCAATTTCTTTCTGTACAGTAATTTGATATGTGTAATTGTTATACTTACCACCCTGTAAAACATTAAATGAACTTGGTTGACCTTGTGTGGTTATATACTGTCCTTGACCAACCACTAGTCCATTCAAGAAAGATGCTGTTGCTTTGGCAGAACCATCACCATAATTAGTTACTATATTTGTTCCAGAAGGTAAAAGAATATTATCTGGTGAACATTCATGTAATATTATATTATTTCTATCAATATTGAATGGTAGATTTGAATTTGGATTAGATGAATAATCATATACTCTTAATACATATAATGAATTTAATGGATTAACATCTTGTTGTAGTATATCATATGAATAAACATATGCTTCATATATTGCATTATTTCCACTTGAACCTTGGTATATAAAGTCACCTATTAATGGTGACTTTGTTACATCCAATCCAGTGACAACAATATCTTGTACTCTCAATGAAACATTAGGTGTTGAAACATAATCTTCACCATAATTTGTCACATCAATTGTTGTTATCGATCCTGCTCTGTCGGTAACTACAGAAAATGATGCGCCAGAACCTAATATTCCAGTAACTTCTATTGATGCATTACTTCCTGTATTTGATATAACATTTAAGGTTGGTAATACATACTGATAACCCATACCACCCAATGGAAGAACTATATTATTTTGAATATAAGTTATTCCAGTTATACTTCCATTTATATCAACAGATGTTACATTGGCATAGGCACCATATCCTGATCCACCAATGAATTGTATTGTATCATTTATCTTATATCCACTACCACCTTCCAATATTTGTATTGGTGCCAAAATACCTAATGAATTTAAATAGGCATAACCATTTTGATCCGTATCATAAACTGATAATGCAGATACGGAAGGTGCCCTAGTGATTCCACCACCTTCATTCAACATCGAAATTGATGATATGGGATATGTTGAAAATGAAATAAATGATAATGAATTTGCTAATGTTGTGTTTGCATTAGCAGATGGATTTGCTTGAAGGAATGAATAAGATGTATTCCCTATTTTGGTATTTTTTGCAAAACCAATAGTATTGATTGGTGCATAAGTGACATTTGCAATCGCACTACCAGCAGAGTTTGCAACATTAATTGAAGCTCCATATGCTGCTGTATTTGTTGATGCTACATTTGCAGATACACCGATAACACCATTTGATGATACACCATAATTATATGCTATTTGTAATATCCCTCCATTGTTATCAACAGAAGAAACATAAGCAAAGTTATATGGATTTGAATTGATTATCGTATAAACCGGATCGTTTAAATTATAACCAACTCCAGGAGAATTTATAGATATAATAGGTAAAAGTGTTGGTGTAATGCTAGAAACATTTGCTGATGGAGAAACTGCACCAGTATTTAAATTTCCAAATTGTATTTGTGTGTATGGATCTACTCTATATCCAAATCCACCATTAACGACATTAACTCTTTTTACACCACCAGCGGTTGTTGTTCCAACTTGAGCAGTACCACCTACACCTGTTGGTGCGTTTAATCCACCATAGATTACTACTGGATCACCTGGTTTATAGAACAATCCCCTGTTGTTTGGGTCTATATTTACTTGACTTAACTGACCTACGATTTTAGCACGAAGTATTTCAGCACCAGCAGTATTAGATGAAACTACCTGTCCATTTAAAAAATATAAATCTTGATTTCTATTATCAACAACACGGACATATTCACCAGACTGAAATAGTCTTTCTATATTAGAAATGAATACTTCAATTTTATTACCAGATACTATTGAATTTTCTATAGTTGCTATTGATTTTGTTGTCTCACCAAATACTCTGAAGTTTGCTATATTAAGGAGGTTGGTATCAAGAGATAAAAGCTTTAAACTTTTTGCTACATACCATGTTCCCGAAGATGCTTTAAATACAACATCTCTGGTGTGAAACATATCAAAATCGGAGTTGTATAATGCTCTGAATAGAAAATAATATGCAGGATGTGATCCCTTTGATAAGTAAATTTCTTTGGCAAATTTAATTAATAGATTTTGACTAACTGGTATTGCATTTGGATCTTGGGGGAAATACTGCAAAAATTCATTTACATAATATTGTAAAAAATTAGTAGGAGCAGTATCTATATCTTGATAAGTCAAGATATTTTTTGAGTAATCTAATACATTACCATTTTGTTCCAACCATTGGTAATATGCTTGGATAAAAGATACAAAATTTACATAATTTGGATCATCCCTTAAATACTCTGGGAGTTGATAAGGAACGAGTAAGGATGTTTTTTGGCTGCTGGCTATCATTATTGTGTTTTAGCAGTTACATTAACGGTAATGGCATTAGGATCGTATGGGTCTACTGTTAGTATTTTATTTAATCCAGATGAAATTATACTTGTTGTTGGATTTGCTGTTATGGTTAATTCACCTAATGGGTTATCAATATCAATGGGACCAAATGATGTTAGTGTTACTATACCATTAACATAATCTACAGTACCAGCATTTGGATTCAATATTGTCTTAACTTGTTGAGAGTTATTATAATAAGTTCTTAGTGTGCCATATTGTCCTTCTAATATAGCGACCGCAGAGGCACCTGTTCCTGTAGTATCACCAGATAATGATGTGATCGTTACAATAGCAGATGTATAATTATTACCAGATGTCAACACACTAATTGAACGTAATGTTCCATCAGTATTAATAACTGCTTCAGCAGTTGCACCAGTTCCATCACCAAGTATTGCTACCGTTGGTGTGTATTGATAACCATATCCAGAATTCGTTACGGTTACAGAAGAAACACCACCTGTTGCTGATGGAATTTCTTCAATGTAAACACCATCAATAATGTTTGCAAGATTTGATGGATCTCTCATTTGTACAGAGGGTGAACTTGATACACCACTTTGGAACATACCCTTCTCTAATGGAACACCAAAGTACAATGTTTGAGTAGTTGGTGTTGTGATATTAGGGAATATTTTCTTTTGTATTTGTATCGAAATTTCATTCGCAATAATTGATTGATTCGAATTTTGAATTTGAATCATCAAGTCACTCATAGAGAATGTTGAATTGAAAGTATTCAGTGCTGTTGTAGCATAATTATTAATAACATCTACTATTAATGATTGAATTTGACTAGAGCTAAGATTAGTCAATTTTGTATTGTATGCAACATTAACTTTAATTTTTATGAATGTGTAATCGGGATCTACTATAACGGGGTCCACAGTCATTATAGATATTGGTTGCAATAATTGCGTTATGATTTTTTGTTTCTGTGTAGCAGTCAGTGTTAATGAACCTGTTGGTTTCAAACAAACAAAAACTTGACCATATACTGGTGGGTTATTATTTTGCCCACCCCAAACATTAACAGCATCAAATGTTATACCGAAATTATTTTGTTGAATTAGAGTAATATAATCATTTACAGTTACTGCACGATTTTGTGCAGCAAATGCTTTTGGTGCTTGGAATTTAATTGAATCTATAGTTTCTTTTTCTGAACCCTGTGAAGATGGTGTTTGTCCATATACTACAGCATTTGTTCCTTGCCACCCAGAAATGGAATCCATCAATACAAAATTGTTTGCTCCGGCAGATGATGTTCCTTGAGTTGAAATGTATGATACCATGACGATGTTTCCATCCATCAACATGTTACCGATTACACCGTCACCAAATATTATTTCATAATTGCCACTAATTCCTTCTTGTAAGAAGTATATCATTTGTCCTGCTAGTGGATTTGAACCACTCATAGAACCCATATTTGATGACATTGAACTTGAACCCATAGTTCCCATTGATGTTCCCATTGAACTCATCATAACGGAATATGGAGTAGTTTGATTGTAAATTTGATATGATGTATTGGTTGATGATTGTTGTACCATTACCATCAAAGTACTGGTATCAATACTGGAATCTGGAATTTCGAATGTAAATGAAGGGTTTGCTGTAGAATCAACAGTAAATGAATAGTTTACCAACACACCCTGTTTAATTTCTATATCACTAAATGTTGCAGAACCAGTTGTATCGGTATTAACAGTGGTTGATGTAGTACTAAGAAAATTGTAATTTACACCATTAACAGATTCTGATAGGAAATTTGTGTAGGTAGGTAAAGTTAAACTTGATGATGATGGTCCACCAGTAACAACAACATTAACAAATGCTGTTGGTGCAATGGCAGATGCAGGTATATAATTTAATAATTTTGCATGGGATACAACAGAAGATCTCTGAAGAGCAGTGTCCAGAAACATCTCATTAGCAACCATATTAAGATAAAAAGAATTATATTGAGTGTTGTATGAGAGAACATCAAGTAATACAGAAAGACCAGAACCATCAAAGTTATAGTCCTTGAATGTGTCTTGACTCTGTAAATATGTTTTTAAATTGTTCTTGATTGAATTGAAATCAAGACCAACTAGAGACATTGAACCTTGTGTGCTACTAGATGATGTGTTTGAAGACATTGACATTGAAGACATTTGAATATATCCTAATTAATTTTTTATATTTATCTAGATCGTCTTAATATTAGATTGATTCCTGTTGGTGTAGTACTATTACCAATATAAAAAAACATCGCTACACTATAACCATTCTGTTCTGGATAAGCATTTACATCTACTGATGCTATTGTAGCTCTAGGTTCAAAATTGTTTATGGTTCTTATTATCTCATCCTGTAAAGTACTAGCAGTCAATTGTGTTATAGGTTCAAATAATAGAGCATCAATCTCGGAACCAAGAGTTGGTTGGAATAACCTTTCATATGGTTTTGTTAATAAGATATTTTTGATAGAACGAATCACTGCCTGTTCATCGTAACTGAACGACACATCTTTCGTTGCTGGTTGAGGTGTGAACCTCAAATCTATATCTGAATATAAGTGTTGTTGTATTGCCATCTTCTATTTATTTATGGTGATTGTGGTGGTGATTGTGGTGGTCCTACGACTCCACCTTGTGCATCTGCGTGTACGTGGGTTCCTAAACTAATTCCTGCTATTGTTGATATTATTGGTGCAGTTATTATTCCACCAGCTGCTATTGCCGCACCAGCTGTTATGGCACCACCTACACCCGCTAATCCCAATACAGACAGATATCCGATTGTTTGTAAACTTAATGTACCATAAACATTCATACCTGCATTTAGATTACCAACTGCTGTTATACTTTGGTTACATAGAATGTCACCATTGACAGTCAAATCTGTGTTGACAGTAACACCATCAACGGCACCTAGAGTAATGTCTGTTGCCTTAACATCAACAGACCCCTCTGCGGTAATGTCCATATCACCTTTACAATATAATACAGCGTTACCTTTGGTTATGTTCTTTGAGTTCCCTTGCACATTGGTTATAGCATTTCCACCAACAGTCATGTTTGCATCACCATTGATAGTTACATAACAACTACCATTGACAACTACGACTTTATCCTGTATAATAAACTCAAACCCATTACCAACAATTTTATGAACTAGATTACCAGTTGCCTGATATTCTGAATATGATCCATAACGATGCTGTATTCTTATACGTTCATTATTTGGAGTATCATCCATCTCATATGAATGACCACTTCTGGTTGTAGTGGCATTATTAAACGTATATTTTGGTGGGTTATCTTCAGTTCCACTTGGTGGTTGAAAGATAGTAGGACCAGCTGGACCAGTTTTCGCCATTAGGAAACTCCCATCTTCTTCTTCAGTTCTTCCATTGCATTGTGTTGTTCAAGTGCTTTATCAAGATCTATAGAATTTAACTTTTCTATAGATTCTTGTAGTTTACTCTTGAATATATCAACCATTTGCTGATGTTGTTCTGGTGTTAATAGTTCGTCTTCCATTATATTATCCTTTTCATGTGACTATTGATGTAACAGTTTTTTCTACACTAGATGTGCTAGATGTTAAATCTGATGATACTGATGTTGCAGTTGTCTGAATATCCTGTATAGAATTTTGTAAATCTTGTACAGTATCAATAGCATACCCTACAGTTGCATCATATACATCTTGGAATGCCTGTTTGATACTACCAATGATTTCAAAGAAACTAGTCAAACAGTGTTGAACCAGTTCTGCCAACTTAGCAGGAAGTGATGCTAAGAATGCTATTAGTGTTTGTATTGCCTGTATAAACTGTTTTATTTCCTCAACAGCATCTTTGATATACTTTACATATTTCTTAATGGTTTTATTGATATTATCGATTATCTTTTTTATATTTTTGATTGCTTCTATGATTGGTGATACTGACTCAGATCCCCATATAGCAAGCTTCGCAACTCTAGCAGATTCTATACCAAATACTAATTCTAAAGTACCTGAGTAAACTGTGTAAAGAGTATCGGGTGTGATATCACAAGCATGCATTAGAGAAGAATCGTTGATTGCAATCATAGTGTTTGCAACAACTCCTTGTGCCAATGCATTGATAGATGAACCTGGTTCCTGATGCAGCTATGTTGGGTGATAAGTTGTCTGACATATTATGTACTCGTTGGAACTGGTGTTGGACTTGTCTTAATGTAAGGCATCGTGCCGAATATATATGGATGTTGTGCGTTTTCCCCATCCATAAAGAAACCTATAACCCAATCACCAACAGATAATGCAGAGAATGTGTTTGCACAGTTTATTGGTAGTACTGGATATGCCCATTGCAAATCCTTGGTTGGTAATATAGATTTATTGTCAGTATGCCATCCATGTATTCTGATCTGATATCTTGCTACTGCTAGTTCATCGTTGACATTTTCAATGACACCAACCCACCAGACAAAACCATTCAGACCCATGAAGTTATTTCTAGAATCTATCATCTCTGATTACCATCCACTAATGATTTCCAGAAAGCATCATCAACATCAACACTAGCGTAGTTACTTTTAATACTTTCTTTAACTATTTCCAATACTGTTATATAGGTTGTCTGGTTAAATATCATGTGTCTGGCTGCTGATACCAGATATTTACCTGATAGATATTCATCACCACCTTCTGGTCTTCTGTTCTTATCGGTAGAAGGTTCTATAGGGAGAATAGTAATATCAACAATATCCCCAACAGATACTTCACAATTGCCTGGAACAGTTATCTTTAAAGTATAATAGTTGTGTAACGTTGTTTGTGCAACTCTGTATTTAAGTGCATCTCCAATGAAGTTGTTCCTCATTGTAGTGCCTGGTTTTGATTTTATATAATCGACACTACCTTGATTAGAGTTACCTGGAACTAACCTTAATACACCTGCTTCCATATTCTTAGGTGGAGCATCATATGACCATAACCCATGACGATTTTTATAGTCATTTGTTATTGGTGCATTATTTAATATCTTTGATGACTTATAATAATCATTGTATTTGAAGTCAAAGTTATTCTTTGTTCGTGTCAGAGGATCGATGGTTGTCACTCTATTAAAGAATGTTCCCTTAGATACTGCACTTAAAGTATCGAAAGAGTTTAATATTTCTAATTTTAGAATCTCATACAACTCTTCCTTTAGATTATTTTCACCTATATTCTTTGGATTATATGTGAACTTAGCAGAAGATTCCTGTAGGAATAAAGATTGTAATGATCTGAAGTTATACCCTTCACTGTTCTCATAGAAGAACATATCTGCCCCACTATAACCATTTGCAGGTTGGGCATATTGACATAACCAATTGATAGTTTGAAATATTTTTTTATTAGGTAGAACAAAGTCATATATTCCTTTTGTCGTTTCACAAAAGAAGT